AAAAAAAAACATGTTTACAGCCTACAGTGTACAAAGGCGGAGTTTCTAGAACCCCCGCCCTACTGGCCGGTGCACCGCCCTAAAGAGTCGGCCGTGTACTTCCAGTCTACCTCGGCTGGTCTACCGGCTCAGCAAAGACTGCTGATTTTAGCAGCCGTCCGCAGGACAGGCCCGAAGGGCCATGGGCTGTGTGGAGCCGAAGGCTCACGGGCCCGTAGGGCCCCGGGCTGTTAACGCGGCCCGGTATCCAGGTGGGGGTTCAGTATTACCCCCCACCTGGGTACCGGGTACCAGGTACCAAATTCAGTCTATATAAGGCCCGGAGGGCCCTCCCTTTCACTCAACAATGGCCTATCGTCGTAAAGTAAAGCGCACACGTAAATTTAAGCGGACCGCTCGCCGCCGTGGCGGTGGCACTCGCCGTATGGTCAAACTTATTCGGCGTACGGTACTGCGTGTTGCGGAGCCTAAGCACACGATGAATGCTGTGGCTAAGGTTGAGTTGTATCACAATACATTCTCTTTCTGCTTGCACTTAAATGATTCTACGGCTATGCCTACTCAAGGAACCGGCGATAATATGAGGGTCGGCGATCAAATTAATGTCAGCGGCTTCAAGATTCGCTCTCTCTTCGGCCAGAAGTCAGACCGGCCCAATGTTAACTTCAAGTGGTATGTTATTGAAGCACCCAAGGGTCTCTCTCCATCGTACGCTAATTTCTTTTCGAACATTACTTCTAATGTCTTGCTCGACGAGGTAAACAAAGATGCGGTCAAAGTAATCAGATCAGGTAGCATGCGGCCCAATCAGGCCGGTCTAACTGCTACTGGGGATGATGAATTCACGTTCGCAAAGAAGTGGTTTATTCCCTACAAGAGGCTCTACAAATTCGGGCCGGCTGCTGCTACTACTGCACACAATCAACCGGAAGTCTATCTAGTTGTATTCGCATATGACGCATACGGCTCTTTAATCACAGACAACATCGCGTATATTCAAGCGATTAAGGAGGTGTTCTACAAGGACCCTTAGGTCAACTTGTTAACAAAGTAGCGGTCGCCGCTCCACTTGGTGTAGTCGGGCTCAAAGTTCGCCAAAAAGATCACATGCGGCGGGCGGAAGAAGACCGTCTTCGGCTCGTACTTCGTCGACACCACGCGCCCATTCTTCAAATCCTCCGCCAGCGAATAGATCCCATCCAGAGCTCGCTTGTTGTCCTCCTCCGTTGCGTTCGTGCGACTGAGATCGAACACCACTATCGGTTTCGGGGCCTGGGCAAAAATATACGCCATATCCACTTTGCGCCCCGCAGTAAGGATCAGTGCTCCCTTCACGATCCCAAGGTATGTTGCCATCCACGACTTCCCCTTGTTCCCCTCGTCCTCCCAGATCCAATGGATCTTCCGAGGACACGCTTCCTCCTCCGTGCAAGCCAGCAGCGCCGCTTGCCATGGCCTCAGGACCGAGGAGGAGTATTGCTCGCGCAAGGAGGCTTCTTGCTTCGTCGAGTCGCGTGCCTGCACCCTTTCGCGAATAAATCTGCTGTACTTAGCCGCCTGATTAAAGTGTCCATCTACCACTTCATCATAACTCTTGCCCTCTGCTATCGCCTCTTTAACCGCCTCTAAGTCATTGCGTGCACCTTTGCGTCCCATGACTTTGCGGGATCCCAATTCGAAGAAGTTATTGTCCTTCTTACAGTAGTCAGAGGCCTCTACGTCAGTGCCTCTGGCTGCCTCAAAGTGCATGCGTCCCCACGGCCCTCCCCAGTTCTTTATTGTGCTCATCTTACACTGTTTTTCCAATTGGAAATAAATCTGAAGATGAGGAGTGCCACTCTCTCCCACCTCATGCCCTACTATGATGTAAGTTAGCTTCGTGTTAGGAGTGCGAAGGGTAGCTACATCAGCGGGAGTGTAGTTGTTAAGGGTCGCGCAGTATGCAAGAACGGGCATGGCACGCAAAAGATACTGAACCAAGAAATCCAAACCTTATATAGACAACTTAAAAAAACAAAAAAAAACATGTTTACAGCCTACAGTGTACAAAGGCGGAGTTTCTAGAACCCCCGCCCTACTGGCCGGTGCACCGCCCTAAAGAGTCGGCCGTGTACTTCCAGTCTACCTCGGCTGGTC